GGATTTCGTGATGGGAGCGGAAGTGTAGGCATTAGCTCTACTGAACAGGCAAAAATAATAGCTGGTAATATTAAGGCTGGGGTTGAGATCCTTGGGGTTACCGGAACATATTCTGGAGAAGGTGTTTCTGCGCAGGCTAAAACTGTTACTCCTTCCGTAAGTCAGCAGATAGTTCTTCCTGATACTGGGTATGATTATTTGTCTCAAGTGACTGTAAATGCAATTTCTTATGTTGAGACTGTAAATGCAGCGGGAGGGCTTACCGTAACTATAGCAGGAAGCTGAGAGGTATAATCATATGGCTAACGAAAAACCTAATAAAGTAGTGCTTGGCAACCAGACTATTATTGACCTTACTGGCGATACTGTAACTGAAAATGATGTATTAAGCGGTAAGACGTTTCATGCTAAAAATGGGGAAATAAAACAAGGCAATATAGGGAATTATGGAAGTGAAGAATTAGTGTTAGATCCTGGGGATTCTGAAACGCTTCCTGCGGGTTATTATTCACAAATAAGGGTTTCTGCTAATTCCCAGGATATATCTGGTAAAGCAGATAAAGTTGTAGGGGCAACAAACGGCAATTTCGCAGGGCTGGACAGCAACGGCAACCTTACCGATTCTGAGAAAAAACCTTCTGATTTTCTAACCCAGCATCAGGACATAAGCGACCGATACTCCACTAATGATACGGCAGAAACTACATTGGACGATGCTGACTACTTCCCTTTTTATGACACATCCGCTACAGCTAAGAAAAAGAGCTTGTGGAGCAACATCAAAAGCGTCCTTAAGACATACTTTGATACGCTCTATAAGGGCATATCGGCGCATGACGCATGGTCTGACGTATCAAGCAAGCCCTTCTCGATCGTAAGCACGGGGCTGACAGTCACAAGTGATGCTCTGACCGCAGATATCCAAGACTTTGATACAACCGGGACGGCAAGCGCAAACGCGGTTTCCTATCAGAGGCTCAAGAAAAAGGGGACATGGTACGAGATATTAGGGACTAAGTACATGGAGACCTCAACAAAGACAACCTCAGGCGGGGTTGATACGTTCTCATTCTCCAATGCCGCTATCCTGACCACTTCGGCTATAGACGTTTACTGCAACGTATACGGCAAAAGCCCGACAGATGTTACCGTTTCAAGCGGGAGCTGTTTAGTAAAATTCAACTCGTCCGACAACGTAACTACGTGCCGGATCTATATCAGATAGGAGGTGGAGAGATGGCTTTATTCAGATGCGGAGGCGGCGGAGGGGAGCTGTATAACCTCTTGAAGACAGCTGGATTTGATTATATCAATACATATACCGCAAAAAAATCATTTAGCGCAGAAAGCGGAAAAAAATATCTTGTGACAGCAAATACAGCGGCCAATTCGGGCTATACGCCACCGACAATATCAGTATCTGGAGGGACTGTAGATACTGAAATGGTGAATGCTTTTAGTAGCTATAGCAGTGCGGGTGCAAGGGTAAGATTATGGATTGCTATAATTGTAGCTACATCAAGCACGATAGAATTAAGTACGAGTAGCTTAGGTATATCAATATGCGGGTATATGTCATTAGATTAAGGAGGACAAAACCATGGGCAAATACTTTATAACACAGATAACAAAAACTAAGGATAGTGATGTATACGCAACGGCAGTTACGGTATTGGAGGATGATACAACATTATTCTTAGCAAAATCAACCTATTACTCCATTCAGGCAAGCGTATTTGCTACGCCTAATGTCGAGCATTCAATAGTAAGGCTCGATAATGCTAGTGGGGGCACGATTGCTATGGATACTATCATTCCCGAACAGCCCGAGCCGGAGCCGGAGGAAGCCTAAGATAGAAACCATTATTTCCGCAAATGTGCGCTTGGAGGCACAGCTTGAACGATTAAAAATGGTATTAAAAATAAAAGGAGTAAGTAATGGCTGATATACAGGTAATGATGAGTATGGATGATATCTAATACTTAATGGAGGTTGAAATGTTAGAAGAGCAGAAGATGGAAATGCAGCAGATGGAAGCCGAGGAAGTGGCTGCTGTAATAGCTTACAGGAATATACCCTATTTTATGCTGGATAATGAGGTAACTTCTACCAAGCGTGGGGAAATACAAAATGAGTTCCATGAGATTATAAAGTTTTATAGGATATATAAAAAAGGCTCTGCTTTTCTGCCGGAGGGCACGAACGGGCATTATATACCTTCTAAGCTGAGATACAAAAAGGCGGCCCTGATCCTGAACAAAGAGGCCCGTTTTATGTTTGCCAATCCTCCTACATTTAGTATAAACCGTGAGGATGTAGATACAAAATATAAGAATGAAAATGCCATATTGCAGGGTTTTTTGGACAAAGTTCTTCAGAGGACCAACTTCAGCGGAAAGCTTATCAAGGCTGTTAAAGACTGCTTTATAGGAAAGAGGATAGCGATAGTCTTGAACGTGAGTGAGGATAATGGCATTACGGTTACGTTCCTTAACTCTTTGGAGTTTATCTATGAGACTTCAGGACAGGGGAATGATGACAATGAGCTTACAAAGTTTGTCACGTTCTACCAGATGAATGATACGGACAGCTTTGAGGAACAGAAGTGGTTTAAGAAGAAGTACACCAAAGAGCGTGACGGCATATATCTTCAGGAGCAGATATATTCCGGGACAGGGAAGTTTATAGAAAATGTTACTGCCAAGACGAGGATTAAGTTTGATTATATTCCGGCGGTTGTTGTGCTTAATAATGGGCTTACGGGAGATTATAGGGGTGTTTCAGAGCTTGCCGATTTAATGGATAGCGAGTCTTATTACAGCAAGCTTGCTAATGCTGACATAGATGCCGAGAGAAAGAGCATGAATCCTATCAAGTATACGATAGATGCTTCGGAGGGCAGCACCAAAAACCTTTCTACAAGCCCCGGATCTTATTGGGATATACAGTCAGATGACGAGAAGTCGATAGAGCGTAGCGCCAAGGTGGGGACATTAGAGGCGCAGATGAATTACTCCAATCCCCTCAAAACTACTTTGAACAGGCTTGAGAATGATATGTATAGCTCTGTTGATGTTCCTAACATGACTAATGAGCAGCTTGCAGGAATAATTACTTCCGGCAAGACGATAAGGGCGCTTTATTGGGGCCTGACCGTTCGCTGTGATGAAAAAATGGTAGCATCATGGCAGTATGCTTTGACGTTTGTTGCAAAAGCTGTGATTGACAGCGGGAAGCTATATCCTGAGTGCATAGGGAGGTATCTGAACGACACTTCCAGTATTCCTGATATACCATTTACTATATTAGTGGAAAACCATTATCCGCTTCCTGATGATGTTAATGAAGCTAAGACTATGGATATAGCAGAGGTTGAGAGCAAGGTTATGTCAAGAAAGTCTTATCTGAAGAAATGGAGGAAGCTCAATGATAATGAAGCTGATGCAGAGCTTCGGCAGATCAAGTATGAGAATGAGCTTCTGGATGACAGCTACCTTGCTACTATGTATAGTTCCAATTCTGAGGATAACGAGGATCAAGGGCTTTCAATAAGTTATGAAGATCCTGAGAAAAATGCCGCCCCCCAAGGGAATGACAAAAGGAATATCTAAAAGGGGTATATAGATGGTCAGAAATCCTTTTAAATATGCCGAAGGCCAGAAAATACAAATAATGGCAGAACAGAGGGGCCAGATTAAAAGCCTTTATCTTGATTTGTATAACCATGTAAAAGGAGAGCTTAAATATCTGTCACGTTCCACAAGCCAGTATGCCATTGACAGGAAAGCTTATTTGAATGGGCTTAAGAAGGATTTGGCTCAATCTATGAGGAATGTGGATGCCCAGACTGAAACCATAATAAACGGCAATATGGATAAAGCGGTGCAGGCTGTTCTTGAGAACAATCAGATATATTTGTCTGGTTTGGGGTATTCAAGTTATATAGACAACGGAAAAATGAAGAATGATGTATTAAAAAGGATTGCTACAGGTCAGATATATGGCGGCAAATGGAATTTGAGTAAAGCTATCTGGGGTGATGATAAAGCTAAAATAAATGAGATCAATAAAATAATAGCCCAAGGCGTA